TACTAATGGTTTTACTGCGTTAAGAAGAAGTGGACTACTGGCAGCGACCAAGCCAATAACAGCAGTAGATACAATAGTAGAAACTTCTGGAATGTATTGATCTTTAAACGGAACACTTTCATAGAGAGTTATACATTCAATTCCATCTTCCCCCCTTTTATGGCCTGTGACACGTTCTAATCGTTTTTCGTTACGAAAGTCTCCTACTCTCTGATTGTTTTTACCAGGGCAGGGTTCTAATTCTATCGGTTTATCTTCCTTAATTTCTGGTATTTCTGGTTGCTTTG